AAAGGTCGGCGGCTCTGGTGCCGCCTTCCCGTACTAGTAACACTTATGAGATACCCGACACATTTGTGAGTGTATCACGCCGCGTCGAAGCCGAATCGTATCTGCGTAAATATAATGCATACGACGCGTATTTGTCTGGTTCTGCCGACATTCGTTATGACGTACGAATGAATCGCGTGGTGTTTCTCGTACAGGATGGTAGACGTGTGGTAGATGCAGTAGGGAGATCATTAGATGGACGTGGGCCTAAGTGGTATCGTTATGGAAGCAGTAATTCACCTTTCATTTGTGGTGAAAACAGTAGTGTGGCCGTTGTTGTTGAAGATTGTGTTTCTGCTTGCGCTGTTCATAACCTTCACGCAACAGGGATAGCTCTTATGGGAACTAATCTTCTTACAAAGCACATAGAGGTATTGAAACAATATAACCGTGTGTTCGTTGCACTCGACAAAGATGCTACCGATAAGGCTATCACGATGGTACGAACGCTTCACTCGCACGTGCCGACACGCCTCATGGTGCTACACACGGACTTGAAAAACATGGAAAAGGACGAACGAAATGACTTCTTACGATCCCATATCGATAGATAAGCAAGTACTAGGCTTTATACTCGACAACGAGTTCTTCACTAAAGTGTCGAACATCGTAACTCGCGACATGTTCACAGGGGAGATGCGCGATGTGTTCGACGTAATTTCGTACGCGCACACAGAGTACGGAATATCTGTGAACTTGCGTGAACTCTCTGCCCTGTTCAATGATCGTAACCCTGCGATGCCGGACTCGACACGAGAAAAGGCACAGACCTTAATCTCGCAACTCGAAGAGGGTACACCAGAAAAGCACCCTATCTATCTCGACTTGGTGAACAACTTCTGGCTGCGTGACCGTGCGCGTCAGATCGGGGAGAAGGCGATAGAAATCTTCACAGGTGAAAGTGAAGACTTCGGGGAGTTGCGTCAACTAATTGACGTTGTAGAGGATGGTCGGATTTCTGACAAGACTACATATCGTATTATTGACACGGACTTCGACACTCTCTTGGAAGACAACACGGGGGAACCGGATTTCCCTTTTGAGTTTGAGTTGCTGCACGAACATTTACCGGGCTTAAATCGCGGCAACTTGGGTATCATCTTTGCGCGTCCGGAGGTGGGCAAGACTACGTTTTGTTCGTTCACTGCCGCATCGTACATACGTCAAGGCTTCAAGGTTGTGTACTGGGCAAACGAGGAACCGGCGGAACAGATCATGTTGCGTATAATCCAGTCGTATTTCGGTGCGACAAAGGAAGAGATGGTGACGGACAAAGCACGTCTGATGATGAGATACGTACAAGAAATTAAGCCGCACCTAACGATCATAGATGCTATCGGTACGTCTGTCGAGGAAGCGAATGAATACGCCAAGCTCAACAAGCCGGATGTTATGTTCATGGACCAGCTAGACAAGTTTCGTATCGGTGGTGAGTACAATCGTGGTGACGAACGCTTGAAGGAAACGTATGTGCTTGCACGTGAGGTTGCCAAGCGTAACTCGTGCCTCGTATGGGCTGTTAGTCAGGCTAGTTACGAAGCACATGATCGTCAGTTCATCGACTACGCAATGCTCGACAATTCGCGTACGGGTAAGGCAGGTGAGGCTGATGTGATCATAGGCATAGGTAAGACGGGTGCGAGTGACGTGACCAACACGGTACGTCACATCTGTATCTCAAAGAATAAGATCAACGGGTATCACGATATAATAAATGTTAATATCGATGTGCATCGTGGAGTATATTACTGATGAACGTACTGACATTTGATGTGGAGACGACGCACGTAGCAAAAGAGAATGGCGGCTACACGCCTCTGCCGTACTTCGGTAATCGTCTCGTTTCTATAGGCTACAAGTGGCTGGTTAGTAAGGTGGGTTACGACTGTTACTATCACTCAACCGAACCTCCGACACAAGCTGCTGCGGATGGGTTTCAACTAGCACTCAATCACGCTGACATACTCGTCGGTCAGAACATCAAGTTCGATTTGCAGTGGATACGTGAGTGTGGATTCGTTTACAATGGAGATGTATATGATACGATGGTTGCTGAGTATGTCCTTTCGAAAGCGCGGCGTTGGCCTCTCGGACTTGCTGCTCTTGCAAGGAAGTATGGTGTCACCCAAAAAGAGACGGACCTTATTGCGCCGTATCTTGAGGCGGGCAAAACCTTTTACGACATCCCGTGGGACATCCTACGAGAATACGGAATAGCGGACGTGAAAGCTACGGAAGAGATAGCACTTAAACAGCTAGACGCCTTTGGCGTAACATTCGAGGAGTTGTTCGATGGAAAAGGGACTCGTACCCACACTGAAGCTGTCACTTGAGATGACAGACGTGCTTGCCCGCACAGAGCAGGTAGGCTTGAAGATAAACTTAGACACGCTCGACGAAATCGAGAAAATGTACGCAGAGGAGTTAACGGCCCTAGAAGCTCGTCTGAGCGACTTGGCGCGTGAGGCTATGGGGGATACCCCGATTAGCCTGACAAGCCCTGATGACCGCTCTATGCTCCTCTATTCGCGTAAAGTGAAAGACAAGAGGGATTGGTCCCGCATATTTAACTTAGGCATGGAGCGGCGGGGTGCAACGATGAAACCCAAGCAGCGCACACGCATGTCTCAAAAAGAATTCAATCAAGTCGTGCGCCGTATGACGGACATAGTGTACAAGACACGTGCCGAGAAGTGTACGTCGTGCAACGGTCACGGGCGTACCCGTGTCGTTAAGAAGGATGGTACGCTCGGCAAGGCCGTGCGTGTTTGCAAGCGGTGTGGCGGCAAGGGTATTCTTTACGTACCCACGAGTGAAGTTGCCGGTTTTAAGATATCACCACGCGACTCGTACGACGTGGCGTCTGCCGGTTTTCGTACGGACAAGGAGACACTCGATGTGCGTTCGTCAGAGTTGTCTGGTGACGCACACGAGTTCGTAAACGGGTACGTTCGTTTCAATGCCCTGCGTACGTATCTCAACACTTTTGTGGAAGGGATAAAAAACAATGTCGATGATCACGGCTTCATACATCCGGAATTTATGCAGTGTGTTACGGCGACGGGTCGCCTTTCGAGCCGCAATCCTAACTTTCAAAATATGCCACGTGGAAATACCTTCGCTATACGCAAGGTGGTCGAGAGTCGTTTCGAGAACGGTCTCATCATGGAAGGGGATTATTCGCAGCTAGAGTTTCGTGTTGCCGGATTTCTTGCGAAAGACGCACAGGCGTACATCGACGTGCGAGAAGGTACCGACGTACACAGCTACACAGCATCTGTCATAGGCTGCTCACGACAAGAGGCAAAGGCACACACCTTCAAGCCTCTCTATGGTGGCACTACGGGCACAGACGCACAGCAACGTTACTATCGTGCGTTCAAAGAAAAGTACGAGGGTGTGACTGAGTGGCACGACGTATTGCAGCGTACCGCTGTGGAGAAGCGGGTGATCACCCTGCCGTCTGGTCGGGAGTACGCTTTCCCCGACGCACGTTGGACACGGTTCGGCACGGCAACACACCGCACCGCCATCTGCAACTATCCCGTGCAGGGGTTCGCCACGGCGGACCTGTTGCCCATCGCACTTGTGACCTTAGAAAGAAGCGTACGCGATGCCGGTATCAAGAGTGTTATCTGTAATACGGTTCACGACTCTATCGTCATGGACGTACACCCAGACGAAAAAAATATTTGTGTTGACCTCATGAGACATGCCATGCTGTCATTACCCTTTGAAACTATTCGACGTTACGGCGTTGCGTACGACATGCCTGTCGGAATAGAGATCAAAGCAGGTAAAAATTGGCTTGACTTACACGAAGTAGAAGTGTAAGATTGCTTTTACCGACTATCCAAATCGTAAAGGAGTAAAGGAAATGGATGGAACACAGCTAGTAGAAATGAATAATGATATGGACGCTCTCGTCGCCGCTCTTCAGAGTGACGACACCGAACAACTGATGAAGCTCACCGGACAGGGTGAGGGCGGTGGTGACCGTATGGGTCTGCCTCGCTTGAGCATCAACTATGACCAAGAGTCAGATGATGGTCATGCGCTAACACGTGGCGAATGGAAAATTTTTATAGACGGTGAGTTTTTGTACGCGCCGGAAGTGACTATTCAAGCGATTTTCCGCATGTACGAATACTCCATGTGGGACGCAGAGGCGAACGAGGGGCGTGGTGGCTTTTCGTGTAAGTCTGTGCAGCGTCCTAAGTTCGACGGCACGTTCCCAGACACAGAAGGCGGAAACAAGTGCGGACGCCTAACACGTCAAGAAGAAGAGAAACTCGGTGACCAAGACCCGGCCTACCTCAAAAGTCGTGCCGTGATTTGCAATCAGGTGATTTACGGCACTATCAGCGGTAAGTTCAAGACCGACGCCGGTAAAGAGGTTGAGGTCAACAAGAAGCCTATGGTAGCGTACTTTAAGAAGTCAGGCTTCAAGCCGATGTCTGATTTCATAGGTAGCCTGTCAAATCAGAAGAAGATCATGGCGCACTGTGAGATTCTTCTGCGTACCCACAAGAACAAGAAGGGCAGTGTCACGTACTGGACTCCGGTACCAACTCTGTCTGGTGTTGTGGGATTATCAGAGGACGACAAGCAGTTGGCGGCTAAGTTCGATCAGACTGTGCGTGGTCACAATGAAGTAGTCATTCGGGAGTTCAAAGAGGCGCAGAAGCTCATCATGTCAGAGGACGACTCTGACTTGGCGATGGACTTCGCAAATGCTTCTTGATATCCAAGACTACATGACAAAAGCAATTCGGGGGGACGTAAAAGTCTCCCCGGATAATTTAAAGTTATTTGTTGAAGAATGTCGTGCGGCCATCGATAAACAACTCGGTGGTCGTAAGCGTGAATATAGAATACGTATGTCCGGCTTGGGCAAGCCCCTGTGTCAGCAAGTCTTGGATAAGTTTGGAATTGAAGAGACGATGGAGTACAACAGTATCTCCCGTTTCGCATTCGGGGACTTAACAGAAGCCCTGCTCATGCTCATCATGCGTGAGGCCGGTATCGACATTGTAGACTTCCAGAAAGAAGTTGAGCTAGACATAGCCGGTGTCAACCTCAAGGGTACGCTCGACGTTATCATACGCGGCACTGATGGTGTGGAGCGCGTGTGGGACATCAAGTCAGCAAGTGACTGGGCGTTCAAGAATAAATTTACGGGTAGGGGTGGTTACGATCACATCAAGGATGATGACCCGTTCGGGTATGTCATGCAGGGTCACCTCTATGGTGAGGCCACCGGCTTAGACTTTGGTGGCTGGATTGTGATCAATAAGTCGAGCGGTCAAGTAGCTATCGTTGAAGCGTACGACTGGACTGGAGACGACAGAAAAAAATACCTCAAGGACGCGGCGGATCGTATACGATTTATAACCGACCCTAACGTGAAGGCGTTCAAACCGTTTCCCGACGAGTTCGAAACGTACAAGCGAAAGGGTGAGGTCATTCGTACGGGTAACAAAGTGTTACCGAAAGAGTGCGGCTTGTGCGGGTTTAGGGAACATTGCTGGCCTAAAGCTATGTTACACGACAGAGTTACATCGCAAGCCAAGTCTCCACCGAAAGTGTGGTACTCACGACTCAAGACAAAGGAGCTATGATGTGCCGTACATTTTTATTCGAGACTATGATCTCGACCTTTTAGAACTCAATAAAGACTTACATCACGTGTACGTGGAATCTCACGTCGGGACAGGCGGGGAG